GCCCGCGCCAGCGTCTTGAGCCTGCGCGAATCCACGAACGGCATTTTTTGCAGCGTGCCCTCGCTCGCGTCGGCAAGCTCCTCGACCGTTCGCAAGTCCAGTTTCCGCAGAACCGCGACCTGTTGCGGCGTTACGCCCGCCCAAGCGGGAAGCGGCGTGCCGGTCTCGGGAATGGCCTGATCCTTGCGCCAAGCTTCGTAGGCGGGGCCTACCATGTCCCAGCGCATTCGCAGCATGGCGTAGCTGTCGCCCTCGCGCTTTTCCTCGGGAACCGCGTCCGGGTCCAGCTTCGCCACGCGGTGCCAAGTCTGCATCTTTTCAAGGTTCTCGCCAGACGGCGCGAGCAACACCTTATCGACGCCGCGCCCTTTGGCATAGTCGGTTTTAAATTCAATGATCCGCATGGCGTTCCGTCCTTTCGGGAGAGAGAAGGGGCGGGAGCCGCAGCACCCGCCCCGCTTGGTCAGTCAACGAAGCAGCAAATAATCTCTCTGTCCGAGATATCGCCCGCGATTGCGCACACGTTGTCAGTAACCGCAGTCACAAGGTCGAGCGTGCCGTCCCCCGCGCCGGTGGCCGTGAGGTTGGAGCCGTCCGAGCCTGCCGTGAGAGCGATTGTAAGCGTCGCCGCCCCCCTGGTCTGAATCCAGCCATACTCGCCATCGCCGGGAGCGCTCATCAGGACGCCCGCGCCGATAGAGAGGCTGTCGGACACGTCCGAGGTGACGGTATTGAGCTTGTGACCGTCGAGCGTGTGGTAATAAGCCACCCGCCCGACAGCAGCGGCAACAGACCCCGCGCCCGTGTCATACTTGACAAATTTGTAGCGCTTGCCCGCAAAGCCGTTATAAAGCGTGCCGATGCTTGGCGTCTTGCCTTCCAAAAGCTGGGAGGCGGTGTAGCTTGCCGAAAGATCGGCACCGATCATGGTAGTCATAGCAGATTTTCCTTTCGGCGATTAGGCGGCGTCGAACAAAATGCCCTGACGTGCGCGGTTGGTGGTGATGAGGTTGCCCATCCAATACATCGGAATGACAACGGCGTCCATATTGGCAGGCGTCTTTTCCTTGTCCATCGTCCAAGACGCTTCTTTGTGCTGGCAGAGATAGAGGTAGTCCGTGTTGAGGAAATACATCTTCTCGTCAGTCGTGCCGAAGTTCGTGTTATCGTCAAACACGATATCGGCGGACTTGTATTTCAGCGTCTCGAATCCAGCGTTCGCCATTTCGCTTGACGCATAACGCTGAAGCTGCTGCTCGCCCGCCTCATAGAGCGAATACATATCGTGGGTCGTCACGATAAGGTCGGTCTTGTCAGCGCCGCGACAGGTCGAAAGCCAAACCGCGTTCATGTCGGCTTTGAGCGAAACCGCATTCGCAGCGCTTGGCGACGCGGCGAGGTTCGTGCCGGTCATCTCACGATACTGATTTCGCCAAAACGCCCACGTCGCCGCAGCGATGCCGCCGACCGTGCCCTGACCGTCGGTCTGAATCAGGTTGGCAAGCCCGCTGATCTGGTTGTCCAGCGTGCCGTCGGAATACAGGTCAACCGAAAACTGATTGGCGGCGGTGTTCATCGCGTTTTTCTTGCGCGACTTCACGAGCTTAATCATCGCGGCCTGTCCCGCGTTCATTTTAAGCTCACGTCCCGACGCGGTGACGTGCATGGCGATCTGCTGGAACGGGTATTTCGCCGTGGTCAGCACGTCGCTGGCGTTGGTGTTCAGCGCGTCGTAACCCGAAAAGCGCTGATAGGTGCCGTTCTCGGCGTATTCCAGCCGTTCGACGATCTCATACCCGCCGTCTTCGGAGCGGATGTTTCCCTTCGCCTTCATGCGGCGCAGGAGGGCGTTGTGGTTGCTCACGTTGTCGGTGACACCCTGCGACCAAGCGCGGTCGGTAGAGGTAACCATTTCCGTGAACACGGAGGAGGGCGTTGCCATCTCTCAGAGTCCTTTTATTTTCGTGCGGCCCGCTGGAAGATTGCGGCGAGTTCATCGTCCTCGGAAAGAGGGCGCGCCTTGCCGGTCGGGCCGGACTTGACATTGACGGATTTGGCTCGCATCGCCTGCGCGGCGCGCTGGGGGTCGGGCTGAGGTGGGGCCGGTTTGGCGGCCTCAGCTTTCACAGCGGGAGTCTTTGCATAGATTGCGAGGTCGTAAGCCTTTTGAAGCACGTCCTTGCCGGAGGCGCTGTCGCCAAGCATCTGTTTTGCCACGGGGATAAACCCAGGGATGATCTGCTCAACATCTGCCCAATTCGGGGCGCTGTCGGCAAACCGCTGCACTTCACTTTGCGCGTTGGATCGCGCCGAGTGTTGCTCGATGGCGGAATTAATGCGCTGCGGGTCGCTGGCCTGCTGAAGCTCTCGCTTCAATGCCGCAATCTCGCGCTGCATCGTTCCGAATTGCTGGCCCTCTGGCGTCGCGGGCTGAGCGCCTAGCGCCTCGCCAATCGCCGCGCCCATGCCGAGGGCATTGATCCGCGAAACAAACGTGCCCACAGGGTCGCGCTTGAACGCATCGTTGAATTGCGCGAGTTCGAAAACCTCGCTGGCCACCTGCTCGGGCCGCATATTCGCAAGGCTTGGCAGGTCTTTGACCGCTCGCACAAGTGAATCACGAATGGGCGAAATGCCCTGAATTTGCCGCCCCTGATCCGCAAGCCGGTCGCTCATTTCCCGCTGAGAGCGTTCAATCTCGGTTCGCGCGGCCTCGGGGATCGCCGCCCAATGCTCTCGCACGGCGCGCGGCAGTCCGCTTGGGGCCTCCACCGCAGGCTCGTCGGGCTTGGCCTCGGCGGCGGCATCCTTGTCCTCGCCTTCCTTGGCGTCGCCCTCGTCGCCCTCGTCACCCTCGGCCTCGTCCGGTTCGGCAACCTCCGGCGCAGGCTCGGCCTCGTCGCCATTCATCCGCTGATAGATGGCCGAAAGCGCATCATCCTCGCTCGGCTCCTCCACTTGGTCGATTTGATCGGCGGGAATGGCGTCGCCCGCGAGTGCTTCCGCAGCCGCGCTAAGGTCGTCGGACATGGTGTTTCCTTGGTCAGCGGTCAAGAAGATGCTCCGCGCCGTGCTTTTTAGCAAAGCGCTCGTTTTTCAAGCCGCGCTTGCCTTTGCGCAGGCCGTTGGCGTCAACGCAGCCGTTTGACTCAAGGTCATACCGGCGAGCGCGCCGCCCCTCAACCCATCGCCCGTCAATCGGGCTGGCATAGCCCGGAAGGTCGCCAAACGTCGCTGGCAGGGCCAGGGGCGCGTCAGGCGACGTCATTGCCTCACCCGTCGCCTTGTCCACCATCCGCCCCGCGCGATAAACGAAAACCGGCATATCAGTATCCGAGCAACATAGTCGTGGCCGTGGTGTTGGTGCTCATAACCCGATCAAACGATCCAATCACAAGCTGCCCCGTGGGCACGCCAACAAACGTCACCACGTCACCCGTCGCGGTTGACCTTACGGCAACATTGCCGCCGACGCCGACATACACGCCGCGACACCCTGCGATATTGGTGGAGTCGCTTGGCGTGCACGTCTTCCAGTTGCTCGGCGGATCACTAAGTGCGCTCATGAAGCATCTCCAATTTTGACAGCGCGCTGCTGATCTTCTTCCATGTCAAGCTCAGCGGCGACCTTCACGGCGTTAAAGTCCGCCTCGGCCTCGCGGAGGCGTTGATCGTCGCGGCGCAGGTCAAGGTCGGCGCTCTTGAGCTGAACGTCCAGCTTGGCCTTCTCGACCTCGAATTGCAGGCGCTCGGTTTCCAGCTTTTGCTTGCTGGCCTGAGCATCCTGTTCCATCTGCATCGCGGCCTTGGCGGCTTCCTGCTGCGGATTCGGAGCCGGGTTTTTGGCCGTCTCCTGCGCCGCCTTCACCATCTCTTCAATCGCATCCTCAGCCGACTTGCCGAGGCTGTAGCTGCGAGCGAAAGATGCGAATATCTCGATCATCGGACCAACGGCCCCAGGCGCAGACTGCGCAATGGGTGCCATCGTGGCAAAGTATTGCGCGGAGGCATTCAGAAACTCCGCCTTTTCCTGACGCTGCGACGTGGCGTCCGCTCGCACCGTGCTGTCGCTCTCAACGTCAATCCGATAATGGTCCATCGGCTTTTGAAGCAAGCGCAGCGCCTCGGGCGGAATCTCTATGCCAGCCATCTTTTGCAGCGTCTCGATTGAGAAGTGCATGGCGATGATTTCGGCTGTGATGACAAACAGGTCGCGGACTTGGCGCTCGATAAGCCGCTGCATTTTCTTAATGCGCAGGCTTCCCCATTGCGTTTTGATATTTTGCGCCGTGGCCGTTTCGCTTGCCGCGCCCTGACCGCGAATGATGTCGCTGATCCCGGTGATCTCGTAGATCCCCTGCTTGACTTGTTCGCGGGCCACGTAAAGCTCACGCAGCACAAGGATGGCGTGTTGAACCGGCCACCACATAATGGCCTTGTCGATGCCGCCTACCGCTGCAATGCCCTCAAGGTTGGCAATCGGGACAAGCGTGTTATCCTCCTGGTCGGCCAAGCGCTCAAGGTCGCCAGTCGGCCCCGCAACGAAGCCCACGACCTTCAGCCCCGATGTAATGGCGCGAATGCGGCGCGTGACTTGGTCAAGCTCCTGCGCGAGCGATTTATAGACGGTGTATGGACAAATCGGCATGATCCGCCCGGTCGCCCGGATTGGCTGCACCGGCAACGCCATCGGGAAAAACCCGCTCAGCCCCATCGGGTCGCCAGTCACGCCGAGAACCTTAGACCCGTCGTCAGTGACGAAATACACGCTTTGCGTTTCGCGGCACCAAATTTCCCAAACGTCTAAATCGAAATCATCATCGCCATATGACTCGCCTTCGCGCTGTTGATCGAACAGGTCGGCGTCAATCTTTTCCGCCTCCTTATGCGTCAGGCAATGGCGAAACGCCACCCACGGGAGGTCTTGCAGCCGCTTGGCGTTACCGCACCGAAAGTCGCGCCATGAGACGTTCTCGAACATCACCCGCTCGCCGACGACCTTTGCGGGCTGCTCCACCAGGGTGATTTCGCCCGTGTTCGGGTCCATCATCTCCATTGGCGGCTGCGGCTCTTCGCTCGCGTCGAATTTCACCCTGACGACGCCGCGCCCGGCTAGGAAGGCATCTTGCGCCAGCGCTTCTATTTCAGCGTCTAGGCGGCTGTCGTCAATCTGCACCGCTATGGCGCGCTCTAGCAGGTCGCTCACCAGCTTGCCCGCCTCGTCGCGGTTGTTGTGGCGCGGGCGAATGTCCGGCGACGGCGTGCTGTTATAGATCGCTGGAACGATAGTTTCGACGTTGCTGTGGAGAATGTTAAAGTCGGGAATCTCGCCCCTGGATTCGGACGACGTGTCAACGGTATAGGCTTTTTCAGCGGCTTCCGCCTCGTCCATCCAGTCTTGCTCGCGCTTCTCAGCCGCGCGAATCCGCTCGCACCACTTCTTGCCGAGCTTGCGCAGGTCGTCAGGCGACATTTTCGAGGGGCCTTCGCCCTTGCCTTCGGGCGCGCTGTTATAGTCCATCAGTCGGCCCTCCTTCTCGCCTTCATGCGGGCCTCGACGGCCTCGCGCACGCTCATATTCGCCCGGATCACGCCGCTATCGTCAACCGCATATTGCAGGTCGGTCTTTTTCACTTCGCGTTCTTTGGGCGCGACCACCTCACGCCACGAAAGCGCTAGGTATCGAAAGGACGATCCGATGTGTTCGGCCCAATCCTTAACCGGCGTCTCCCGGAAGCACTTCCGCTCATCGTCCCAATCGCGCCTGTAGGACTTCAGCCCGTCTAGGCCGGTCCCGCAGCGCGAGGCGAAAACCGCCGCGTTGATCGTATCCCGCCCGGCTTGTAGGCCGTCAGCGACGCTTACACGAGGCACGCGCTTAGGCTTGCGGCCTAGCGACTTGAGCGTGTCGTATCGCGTCCGCTTGCTGCCCCATTCCGTCACCATGATATCGTGCGGCACGTAGTCGGTCCCGTTGTAGCCGCGCGCATTCAGCCACTCGACCCAATCGGCTAGGTCGTCGGAATCCGGGCTGTGAAAGTCCACAATGCGAAGCTGATTGCCGATGACCTGAAAGCACCATATCGGGTTGTTTGCGCTTTTGCCCAAATCCCACGCCGTGTGAACGGGGTGATCGTGGTCAATCTCAACCTCTCGAATGCGGTCCTCCCTCTCGGCGCGGGACATTTCCGAACCCCAATAAGCGCCGATTTGAGCGCCCGAGAAGCTGCACAAATACTCTTGCTCGAAGATGGCAAGCCCAAGGTCGCCGCCGTAGATGGCGCGGTATTCCGCAAGAGCCTCCTCTAGGGCCTCAGCGGTAACCGCGCCCGTGTCGGTGACGCTGCTGATTTCCGCAAACCATTTATCGCTGCCCTGAGCGTGGTCAAACATTGCCTTGCAATGGTTGTTACCGCGCGGCGTGCTAATAAACGCGGCCCACCCGCCATTCTCTTCGATCATCGGGCGAATATAACCCCACGACGACGGATTGGCGAGCGCCCACTCCGAGAACACAACGCCAGCAACGCCAGCGCCGACGAGGGAATCATACCGATCCGACCCGACAATCTGCCAAGTCGCGCCGTTCTTCAAGCGCAGGAACATCTCTTGATCGTTGCGGGTCTCCACCACTTCGGGCGGAAAAGCCTCGTCAATGCGCCGTTTGCCAGTGTGCGGATTAACTGCGGTCCACAGGGCTTTCCGTCCTTGAGCGTATTCTGGGAGACAATGCCAGTAAGACGCTGGCCGTTGCAGTGCTAGGTCTCGCGTGACCGTAAGCGCGATTTCATCCTTGCCCCAGCGTCGATGAGCAATCTCGATAAAGCGCTTTTTCTTTAGCGTGATCCACGACTCATGAAGGGCGCGCTGATAGCGGCGGACCCTGAAAACGTGTTCCGTCACTCGCTTTGGTAGATCGTCTTGAACGTGATCCCGATTGCGCCGTCCTCGCCCGTCCCGCTGATCTCGATTGACTTTAAGTCGGGCAGAGTTTTGCGCAGGAGCGTCTCAATCGCTCTCTGCCGGTCAGGCTCTAGCTTTACCGGCTGGCCGTCTGATCCTGGGAGGTCTAACGCAAAGTCCTGCAAGCGCTTTACAAGCTGAGTGGTCTGGATCGCGGATCGCGTTCTGTCCTGCTGAATTTTGTTTGGCTTAGACGTGGCTGCCATTGGCGCTATCCCCAGCGCTTAACGCGGCGGGGCCTCCTAAACGCGAAACACCCGCGCGGCATTAACCGGCGGGCGCAAAAGTAGAGATTGAGCAAACGGTATCGCAAACGTTGCAGCGCGTCAAGAGGTTACGCCGGGCAATAAAAAACCGCCCCCCGCGTTAGCAGGAGGCGGAAGTCGCAACAGGAGGAGACAGGCACATGACGACCCGACAAGGCCAATGTTGCACGGGTCGCCCGTGCGGTCAAGCGTCGTCGTCGGGGTCGTAAATCTTTTGCATCACCTCGTGCTTGGCCATCTCTAACCCGCCCAGCGCTTCAAACCCGGTCACGCCGCCCTCAGCGTTATAGATTGCGTCCATGATTGCCACTAGCAGCGCGTCCGGGGCGCTCTCGCCGTCGCCGGTGATAACGCGCCACGGGCCAACCGTCACATCATCCGCCATGGCTCAAGACCCCATCGGGCGCTGAATGCAAGCAGGCTCTAGCGTGACGGGATCGCCTGCGCCAGCCTGCATCATGCGGACAAGCGGCGCCACGACTTCCAGTGTGCGTAGGCATTCTCGCATGGTCGAGACTTCGGACATTTCCCCGCCGTCCATGACGCGGCACGCTGTCGGGTCGGCGACGAGACACATGATAAAAACCGGGATAAAAGTCATGCGTTAGCCCCTTTAAAAAACACCTCAAGGACGATCAAGGCGGCACGCGCATCCTGCCACCACACATATTTGAGATCGAACCCGCGCTGGGGTTGCCACTCGTCAATCAGGAACGACTCCGCCGCGCCCCTCAGTGGGCCTAGCACGCGACCGCACTTGGTGTCGCGCTGCTCGATCCTAGCGGCGTATTCAGGGCCGGATTCGCTCGCGCCGTATCGCGTGAAATCGAGTGAATCTCGCCCGCTGGCGCACCCCCGCACCGCCATCGCAGCACGGCGCAGCGCGATATACTCCTCGCCGGATTCAAACATGCGCTCGGTGATATGCCGGTATCGGCGCGCCCGATGTAGCGGCGTCTGGCAGTCGTCGCGCCACACCGTGGGGCCTGCTCTCATCCCCTTGGATTGCCGCTCAGGCGTTGGCGCGGCCTCGGGTTGCGCGAGGGTGACGTTCTCCACCGCTGCCGCCTTGCGCGCTTTGGTGGGCGACGGCTTCCACGGGCGGACCGTCATTCGACCGCCTCATATGTCATCGCGAAGATGTCCGGCTTGCATGGGTAAAATTCGCCAGAAACTCCCTTGATGATCCAGTCGCCTTCGGTGGCGATGTGCTTGGCCTCGTTGGCGGGGCCATCTTCGAGCGTCTTGATGACTGCGTAGGCGACGGCTCCTGGGTTGCGGAGCTGCTCCACTGCCCCAAGGCTATCGCCCACAAAATCACGAAACTCTTGCGTGACCGGATAGACGAAACGCATCGCCTCGATCACGACGGGCCGCTTGCGGAATTTGTTCACTCCCCGCCCTCCATCCGCGCAATTTCCGCCACGATGGCGTCGCGCATGTGCATCAGGTATAGCTTCGGGTATTCGTTGCGCTCGCTCGCCCAGGCGGCCTGCCAAGCCCTGCGAATAATCCGACCGCGCCGCTCGCGCATCTGCCGCGTAAACTCGCTTGGCGTAAAGTCCGGCTCGTCCATACAGGCGAGCTTTACCGGCTCCAGCGCCATCGCCTCACTCAGATCATCCGCCCAAAACAGGGCCTTGCGCAAGTCCTGCAACTCCTCCCCTTTGAGGTGCGCGCGCATCACGTATTGCACGATCTGCGCGAGCGAACCGCACAGGCGGCGCGAGAGGTTGATGACCTCAATCGGATGAGAAGTGTAATGAGCCGGGGACGTCACCGGGTCGTCTATTGCAATTTTCGTCATATCGCCCCCCCATACGCCAGACCCCAAACCCGCTGCCACCAGCCGCGCGCCACCGGCGCAACATCAGCAACGCCCGCCGACTTCCGCGCGTCGCTCAATATCACCTGCACCGCGTTCGCTACGCCGACGCCCTGCTCAAGCGCCATGCCCTCAATCCAGGCGAGGCCTTTGCGCCACTCCGGCGTGAGGCGCTGAGGCGCGGCGTGGTGCATCATCCACAGATACGCCTCAAGGCGGTCCACGAGGTCAAGCCGGTCGCTCGGCTGATACCTGATCCCCATGGCGTCAAGGGCGGCGGCTTCGATGCTCGTGAGCATCAGCGCAAGCTCGGGATTGGCCCGCTTGGCGGGGGACGGCAAGTCGCCGGTGACGCTCTCGCCGAGGTCGTGCGCGATGCAAGCCCACAGCACCTCAGCGTCACCCGGCCATAGCGCGTGTGCGAGGATCGCCGCAGCGGCGCCGTGATGGCCTATCGTCTGGCGCGTGTGGCTTAGGTGCGGGTTGACGTGCCAGCGGAGCGCCATTGCGGCGAGATAGGCGTCGTGGGTGTTCATGCTTTCCCCTCCTTCGTCGGCCAATCGGCGGGCCGGTGACCGTCAAGATATGCCCGGATCAGCCGCACCATGCGGACTGCGGGTGCGCGGTGCTTGCTGCGGTCTGGCGTTGACTCCATGCGCGTTACCGTTTGCGTGCCAACATCTAGCATTTTGGCAAGCTCGGCTTGCGTGAGGCCCAGCGCGAGCCGGGCCGCTCTGATTTCGGTGGGGGTCATTCTTTGTCGCGCCACCAGGTTTCGTCACTCCAAATGCGCTCAAAATCGTCCGCGCTGCCGGAGCGTGTGGCTATCCGCGTCGCCTCGTCCTTGCTGATGTCGTAGGCCCCCGCCCAATCTACGGTCTGGCAAACGCCGCGCTCGATAAGTTTTGCGCTCATTTCGTGCAGTGTCATGTGCTTGGCTCCTTGTTGGTGCTGGATCGGTTCCGCGCTTTGCCTTAGCGGGAATAATGAGTGGGGCGCAGCTCATGAAGGCGATGCAAGTCGGTGAGAGCGCCGTTGTAGACGTCGTTGGCGGCGTAATAGGCGTAAAGCGCGGCAGCTCGGGCGTCAAATGCGGCAACGTAGGCCTCGCAAGTCGCCATGAAAGCGTCGCGGGCCTGCGTTGCAGTGGCGCGTTCGGATTTGGTCATGTCGCTATCTCCCTGCGTGCCGGGGCGTGCTGCCCCGCTGCAACCAACATGGGGCAATCGCCCCCCGGCGCGCAAGGGTTATTTTAGGCCCTTCCTTTTTTTGTAATCCGCAATGTGATAATCGACCACATCGCGCTCATCTTCGATTGATACGGGGTCGCCCCACCTGCCACATCTGGCGCATTGCCAATTTATGCGGCCCTGCGCGTCGCGCTTGACATAGCCCCCTGCGTGCGTGGTTGAGCACCACGCTTCTTGGATTGCAGCGCTGATCTTAGAAAAAATGCTCATATCCGGCTCCCCTCCCCGTGCCAATCCTCGTCCACAGCGTGCGGCGACCGGTCGTCAATCGCGCTGAGGCAGTCCTCGCGGTAGGCGTGGCGTCGCGCTGCAAATGCGGAGTATGCCGCGCCCGCCCTTGTGAGTGCCCCCACGGCCCCGCTGGTCTGGGGTGCTACCCCTGCCGCCTCTAGGTGCTTAGCTGCCGTGTGGCGCAGGCTCACGCCGTGCAGGCCGGTCATAACGCCAGCCACCTGCGGACGGGTTGCGGAATAGGTCACAGCGTGCCGAGACGTGTCGCGGTAGCTCGGCGGGTGGATCACCGCCAAGCCATCGGCGGCGAGCGTGTCGATGATCGGGCGCGCGCGGAACAGCTTGAGGCCAACGGCTTTGCAGATTGCGCCTTCCGTTGTCGGAGCGGTGCACTGGCGAAGGTAGGCGAGGATGGCCGACGGGAAGTCCTTCATGCTCATGCCCCCACCATCTTGCGGAATTGCGCCCAATTTCCCGAAAAGTTTCCATGACGCGACGGCTCTGCGTCAGCAAGGGCCTGGTGTTCAAACGGGGACCAATGGCCCTCGCCTCTCAGGAGCTTGGCGAGTCGCTCGTTTGCCTCTGTCGTTGCCCTGCCCCCGTCGTGGCTGTCGTAGGAGATTCGGGCACAGCACGCGGCGGACTCGTCGGGATAGCCGCTGTCGCCATACGGCAGGTGCCACTCGCCAATGCGAAGCTCGCGCGGCATACTTCCCGCCATCTCGTCGCGGATCGCCTCGGCAAGGTCTCGAATCTCAATCTGCGAATGCGAATCCAGCCGAAGCTTCAGGAAGTTCTCCCACTCGGTCGCAGTGATAATCATGGAGACGTGAGCGTAAGGCTCAAGGGCGCGGTTGCTGTGTTCTTTTGATGCGCCGATCACGGCAAGCGCCCCTGCCTCAATCATTGCGCGCTCCATTGCGTTTTTCCAGCAGAACAGCGCAAGCCGAGAGTCATGCTTGCTCATCAACTCGCCCGGTTGCATCCCGCGATCCGCCTCATAACGCCACTCGCGCGGGATGAACGGATCTCGCTCCACATCAGCGATAAGCCGCGCCACCGGAATCGCCCTGCTTGACGACGTGTTGCGGGAGAAAACCCGATGCGTGAGCACCTGCGGCAAGATGATGTGCGGGAACCTCACCTTCAGCGACGTCAGGCGCGGGCAACCTGGCGCAACGCTGTCGGCGAGCACCTCGGCCCACGTGCCGGTTTTGGACGTATTGCGGGGCTCGGTCATGTTGTGATCTCCCAAGGCGCGCGAGGCAAGCTCACGCCGTTTCTGTTGATTTCGGCGCATACTGAGCGCGCCGTGCGGGCTGTGTAGCGTGCGCCATCGTTCGGGCCAAATGTTTCACGGGTCAATCGTGCGCGCTGCAAAAGCCACGTCAGGCAATTTTGAGCGGCGGGAATCCCACCGTTCGCGTGGCTGGCGAATAGCTCACCGGCAACGTCCCTCACTGTAGCGCCTGGCCGCGCCGCGACGTAGGCCAGCACCGCATCAGCGACCGGAGACGCCAACTTGCGGGGGGCGTTCATGCTGCGGACCCGCCGACTTCCGCCATCCCAAGCGGCGTGATTTTGTAGACATACATTTTTACCGCGTTTTGCGGATAGCCGCGCGTTAGCAGGCCCTCCACAACCAGCGACCGCAAAACGCTAGTGTAACCTTTTATCGCCGGGAGCTTTAGCAGGACGTCGCCAGCCGTCCGGCCTCGGCCATCGCTGAGGAGCGTTAGGATTTTGCCCTCGTCTAGCGGGGCCGCCTCGATGGCCCGTCGCCGCGCCTCAATTTGGTCCGCTGTCCGCTTGGGCGCGTGCTGGCCCGCAACCGGCGCGGGCGCGTGCTTAATCTCTGCCACCTTCGCACGCGGCTTGCGTTGCTCAGCGGCCACCACGGCGCGCCCGGCTGGCGTTGTGGCGTAGAGGTCGGCCACCCGCTCGATCCAGCCCAGGGAGATGGCGGCGGCGAGCGCGTCGGGGATCGCCTTGCGCTGATGGGTGATGCGAATGGACAGGTCGCCGAGCGTTGACCAGCTTGATTCGCGGCCCATCCCTGCCGAGTCGCGCTCGTGGATTCGGAGCGAGACGGTGACGAGGAGGGCGGCGGCGTTGGAGTTTGTCGGATTGATGGTCATGTTCATCTCCCATTCAGAAGGGTATCGTGTCTATCTCGGCGAACTTGCCCCGCGTCGGCGGCCTCGCCACCACGTCAGCGCCGGGAAAAAGGCGTTGCGCTTCTCCGAGCAATGCAAGCCCGCCCGCTTTGTTTAGAAGCGCGCTTGCGGCGTCCGCAAACGTGTAGATCGCCACTCCGGGGCGCAAGGCTTCGGCGCGCTTCCAGTCGGCGGCGTCGGCTATCAGGCCGATGGTCTGGCCTTCGTATTCGACCTCATGAATTGCGACGGGCGACGCCAGCCCGGCGGCAGTGCAATGCGCGTCCATGATCTCTAGGGCGCGCATCACGCGGGGCGTCACTGACTGGACACCGGCGACGTCGTTATCGTCAAGGGCCTTGTTGAGCGCCTCCACCAATTCCCCGTATCTCGACAGGATGGACCGATAGCCTTCATGGCTTTCTGGCGGGACGTGGGCGGGCGGCGTGACGGGCAGGATGCCCGGCAGGCGGTCAATGCCCCACTTATCGTCAAGAGCGCTGTGGAGCCGATCCAGAGGCGCGAGGATCATATCGCATCGGATCATGCCCGCGTTGTCAGACGCGCCGGGGACTATGATCC